TGTCATGTTGGCGGCCATGCGGTCGGCACGGCGTTCCGGTGAGCGCGAGGCTGGCCGCTGCGGCGAACCGCTGACACGACTGTCGCGCAGCAGCTTGAATGGCGGCGTGGCCGGCGTGGTGCCCTGCACTACTTCGCCGATGATCGCCGTCTGTTTATTGGCGCTGTCCATGACGAGTCTCCTGATTTACGGACATAAAAAACCGCCCGGACGGCGGTGGTGGCGGATCTCGCGGGGGCGGTGGTTAGCCGACGTTGTAAATCTCGTAGGCGAGTGCGACGGACTCGACCCAGAGCCCGGCTTCGTCGTGGCCCCCGCCCATCGGCGCCGTGCTCGTGATACGGACCGACCGCGATCCCGCCGCGAAGCGACGCATGCGGAACGCGGTGCGAATGGCGGCCGCGTAGGTTTCGGCGAGGTCGCGCTTGGCCGTGCCGGCGCCCAGGCGGGTGCAGACATTGACCGTCACCTGGCCCACCTCTCGGTGCAGGTTCGCCGCCGGCGCGCCGAAGGTGACCTGCTCCTCGCTGCCGCCGGGGAATTTTAGTTCCAGATAGCCCGTCGAGACGTCAGGGTTCTCCGACGTGTTCACCGTGTCCTTGATCGGCCAGGCGATGGATGCGGACGTGCGGATGGTCGCGAGTTCCACCCTAAAGGCGTCGCGTAGCGTGTCGCCTGACATGGCGGTCTCAGTTCGGCAGGCTGGTTGGCTTGATGAAAAACTGCAGCGCCGGATACACCTGATCGCGCTGGATGCGCCGGGTGCCCCGTTTACCCCACACCTTTATGCCGGTATCGAGCTTCACGTACTTGAAGTCGAAGAACAGCGCCTTGCCGAACCTGTTGACCAGGGCACGGAGCACGACGCGATAGACGCCGCTCCTGGACTGCCGGCTGAGGGCTGCCCGTTTGCCGCGGCCGGTGCGCTTGTTTGCCGTGGCACCCTCGATCTTGCGGGCGTAGGGCTGCGGATTGACGATCTGGACACGGTCGGTCGGCTGGACGTTGCGCAGTGCGACCCAGATATTGCCCTCCACCTCGGCGCCGTTGATCATCACGGTGTGCGAGCTGGCGTAGCGGCCCGTCAGCACCGGGCTCCTCTTCTGCAATTCGGTCAGTGCCCAGCGAACCGCCTCCGCCATGCTGGTGCGCGCCACGAATTCGATCTTGCCGAAGGGCTTTACCTGCAGATAGTCGCGCCGCGGCATGCCGTCGGTGACGACCACGGGTTGGCTGTCGAAACCGCGACGGACCTCTTCCTGCAGGGCCCGCTCCGCCACGGCAATGGTGTTTTCCTTCACCCACTGGCCGATGCTCCGGCCGAGCTCCGGCGCCGACAGTCCTTCGACGATTATCGGCATGTCAGCCCGCCACCAGGAGCTCGTAGAGCGCGACGGTGCCGGCATCGCCGAGCGGCCGGACGTCGAGGATCGACCTCTCGCGCCCATCGACAACGATGCTGTCGCTGCGAACCGGAGCCTTGCCGGCCCACGACGACGCCGCCAGCTCAGTCGTGCCGATTTTTATCCGAAACTCCTGCTGGGCGGCGGAGCCCCCGATATCGGCGACGGTACCCGGCATCCGCTTACCTCTCAGGGTAATCGTCGAGCCTTCCCCTTCCCGCTTCAGGGTCATCGTCTCGCCGTGTCCCTGCAGAATCGCATTCACTTCAGCGACGAGGCTCATCCGGCGCTCCAATTCTTATAGGGCGCCAGGGCGGCCTCGACCTGAGGCAGCAGGCCGGAGCTGCCGATGCTGTCGCCGCCGGCGACGCTATAACTGGCGCTATAAACTTCTGGGACATTCACGCTGCGGACCGCGGGATCGCGGGCGCGGGCGACGTACATCCCCTTTACCTGCTCGATCACGGCGGCCTCAAGGTCAGGCGGAACGGCATTGGCGGTTGCCAGGGCCCAGCCGGCGACATACGCCACGACGATCTTGCCGTTCGACCAGGCAATCGGTGCATCCTGGGCGAGCCGTTCGACCAGCCCGCCGCCCACCAGACGGTAATCTGTCCCAGCCGTCAGCGTGACCGCAGCCTCTACGACGCTGGTGATGGCCGTGACGGGCACCCGCCAGGGCAGGATGAGGGCGGAACCACGGGACCGCTCACCGCTGTCGACGAACCAGGTGGCCCGCAGGGTTTCCGCGCCAAAAGTTGGCATGGCGCCCGCGACGTCGCGAGCCAGGCCGCAGCGGGCCGCCGCGAGCGCCGATACGCGCTCGATCATGGTCTCGATCAGGGCGGTATCCGTGGCAATACCTAGCACCGCCTGCACTTTTGCCGTCGTCGTCAGCATCCGGGCCGCACCGCCGTCGGCGGCAACGGTGACTTCGAGCATGGGCGCGGTCATCGCGCTGCTAACGGCGACGGCCGCGCGTCATTCCGGGTTTTGTCTCCGCCCCCGCCGTTTCGGGGGCGATTTGCGAGGGGTTCAATCCAGCGCCCAAGTCTGTTGCCCATCCCGCGGCCACTGCGGCTTGCGCCAGGGAGCCCGTGATGATCTCGCCGACGGCGATCCAACGGGGATGAAGCGTCCCATCCTCGGCGCCGGGGAACGCCGTGGTGACTGTTGCACGCATGATCGTGGCCTCTGCATCAGGTGAAGAAAGAGGAAGCGGGCAACCAGAGCCGCCCGCCTCAGGTCATCGTCAGGCCGGCGGGTTCGACGTCGGCGCGTTACGCGGATGGCCGAGGATCCAGACGCCCGCGATAAAGGCATTGCCGGTGTTGGCCGCCGGCGTGATGGTCACCCGGGCATACCGTTTACTGGTGCGCAGGCCGATCTTAAAGACCTTGTCGTCGTCGCTGAACAGGAAGCCCGCCTGTGTTTCCAGGCCCAGCAGCTGATCGTCGGCTACGGCGGCGGCATCCGACAGGTTGGCCGCATCCCCGTGCTCGACGAGAGTGGTGAACGTGGCATCGGCGTCGGCCAGCGCGCCAGTCAGGATGGCGAACTCGACGGCATCGTAGCCGGCAAGGTCCGCGATCTGGGAGACGAACGGCGTGTTGTCCGCAACGGCGGCAGCCGGGCTGATGCCTCGCTTCAGATGAATGTTGTTGTGCAGGTCTTGCATGCTGACAGTCCTTCAATTGCAGAATGAGAAAAGGCGCGCCTCATGGAAGCGCGCCTTCGATGGATGTCCGGTCCGTGCAGACCGATCAGGTCGAGCACTTCAGCTTGCGAATGGCCTCGGCCAGCGTCACCGCGCCGCCGACACGCTTCCAGAACAGGAAACGGACATTGCCGCTGGTGGCCTGGGTGAGATTGTCGCGCTGGAGCGACATGGCGAGGCGATCGACCAGCGTATAGGCCCGGGCGAAGTCTCCGTAGGCGATGGGATACGTATTCGCCCCCTCGCTCGGCATGTCGGGGACTTCCACATACGGGTCGCCGTCGATGGTGTTGGGCTTGCCGAGCGCAATCCCGGGCATCCAGATGTACTGCTTGTTGCCGTCCTTGAGCTTGCGGACCGAACCGAGGGTGGTGCGGTTCAGGGCCCAGGTGGCATTGCGCGTATAAGCCGTCTTGATCGCGTGCTTCAGGGTCAGGATGCCGTCCGCCTGGCCGTTTGCGTCCGCCACGGTGGCCGCGGTCCCCGAGACGGTCGAGCCCACGTCGGTGTTGGTCAAAAAGCCCTCACACTGGTTGACGCCCGTGCCCGACACGACCTCGGCGCCTTCCTTGACCGCGAACTGCTCGTCGGCTTCCAGCCGCAGCTCGGCTTCCAGATCGAACGCCGAATCTTCCAGGTTCTGCCGACTGATATCGATCAGCGCGCACATCTCAGGGACCACGATCTCGATCATGCCCCAGGTGAGACCGGTGGTTTCGGTGCGGGTCTCCTGCTCACCAACGCGCCGCGCGGCGAACTGGCCGGTGCGCTTGGGCAGCATGATGGACTTGGCCCCGGTCGAGCGGACCCGGACCAGGGAGCGCACCGGCGACATCTCGGTGATGCCCTTGATGATCTCCTTCACATACTCCGGAGGCGCCAGGTAGCCGCCGGTCGTGTCGTTCTGGATCGAGAGTGACTTGCATTCGGCTTCTACGTCGGCCAGCACCTTGCGGTGCTCGTCCGAGAGCGGGGTTCCCCCCATAGAAGACAGGACCGCCGCGCGCGCCCAGGTCGCGTGTGTGGCCTTGCGCTGCAGTTTGAGGTCTTCGCCGCCGACCAGCGGCCGCTTGAGCTTGAGTTCCAGCCTGTCGATGGTCTCGCGCAGCTCCTGCTCGCGCTCGATCGCGGCCTTGGCTTCCCGCTCGATGGCGACCAGCTTCTGGTTCACCTCTTCGGTCCGAGCGAGGTCGGCCTCGATCCTGTTGAGCTTTTCCAGGGTCAGGGGATCCGCCGCCCCCTTCTTCTCGATCTCGGCCAGGCGCTGGTCGTTCGTCTTCTTGAACTCCTCGAAGCCCGTCATCAACGGGTCGACGACCTTCTTGACCTCGGCGGCGACGCCGAGACCGCCATCGTCCTTGCGCTCGATGCGGCGCTGATTGCCCATATTCATTGTCCTGTCCTTCGGTTCAGGGGGAGAAAATGCTGACGGCACGGTCACGCAGGCTCGCCAGCTCCTTCGCCGTCCCGCCCTCATCCCGAGGGATCGGATTGGCTTTAAAGCCACCGCTGGCAATCGCCTTGGCGGCGGCAATCGAAAACCCGCCTGCATCCCGCAGGAAGCTCTCGAAATCTCTGATGGTCTTGATGCTCTTCGACGCCTTGGCGTCCTCGATCCCGGCCTGGTCGTTCATGCCCCACAGCACGGGGCCCACCTCGTAGAGGTCGAGCTTGCTGATGGAGCGGAAGGTCTCGCCGGCCAGCTTCCCGTAGGAGCTCTCGACGACCGAGTAGGTAATCGACATGGCATCGATTGCCTCTGCCATCATGCCTTCGTGCAGCGTACGGCCGCGGTCGGTGTCCAGGGCGATCAGTTGACCTTCTACTTTCAGGCCGTGGTCGTCCTCCTCCATCCCGGTCCAGTAGCCGATCGGCAGCAGGTCTTCCGACGACATGCCAAGGCCGTGATGCCACAGCATCTTCGGCATCTTAGCCTTGGCCTTCCACTCGGCGAGCGTGTCCCTAAAGGCGCCTTTGACGATCATGTCGCCGCCGTCGTCGATGTTGTCGAAGACCGCGCCGTAGCCGGAGAAAGACCCCGGCTTCGTGTCGCTGGCGAACTTCAGCTCGAACGGCCGGGTGGTACGCAGCATGTCAGTTGCCTCCGGGCGGCAGCGGCAGAGGGCGCTCCGCCTGCGTGCTCATGTTGAGGGGCAGCAGCGGCTCGCCCAGTCCCTCGATCGGGTTCAGATCTTCCAGCCGCCGCGCCTCGTTGCGGGTCAGCCAGCCATTGGTGATGCCGCTGGCGTAAAAGGTGGCGCGCGCCGCGTTGTCGCCACGCAGCAGGCCCTGCATGGAAAATTTCGCGACGATGTCGTCCTCGTCCGGGAAGAGGTCGCGGGCCAGCGACTGCTCCCAGTTCTCGATCCATGGATTGAGCGTATGAATCACGTGGGCGAGAAAGAACGCCTCGGCCGATGCAAACGTTGCGGTCTTGTCGGCGTAGCCCACCATCTGCGGAAAGACTTTCAGGTCGCGACAGATTTCCTCGATCTGGAACCGACGCGTGTCGAGATGCTCGGCATCGACGCCCTTCATGCCAAGCGGCGTCCAGGTGCTGTCCATGTCGAGCACGGCCGTCTTGAACCGGTTCGCCAGCCCGCCCTGGTACTGCGCCCAGGATTCTTTTAAGCGGGCCCGGGCAGCGTCATCCAATGAGCCCTTTACCGACAACACGCCGCCGGGCTGCGTGCCGTTAGCGTGCAGGGCCGCGTGCGTCTCCTCCGTGGCAATGGCCAGGCCCACGGCCTCGCGGGCGACCTGCAGGGCATCCAGGCCCGCGGCGCCGGTCCAACTCGGCCCCCGTAGGTGGAAGACCTCCTCGCGCGGCAGGACCGTCGTTTGCCCATGCAGGCCGGTCAGTCGGTAGGTGAGCGTGTAATCCTTCGCCTGCTCGATCGTA